CGACATCCGTGAACTGGAGAACCTCGACCGCATCCCGACAGAGGACGGCGGCGATCTCTACCTCATAAACGGCAATATGCTCCCGCTGTCACAGGCGGGCGCTTTTGCAGATACAGAAAACAACGGAAAGGAGGACGAATCCGATGAAGAACAGGAAGTTCTGGAATTGGAAAAATCAGACGGACGAAGAACCGTCCGCAGAGCGGATCCTTGAACTGTACGGCACGATAGCCGAGGAAAGCTGGTTTGACGATGACATCACTCCGGCAATGTTCAAGGAGGAGCTTTTCGCGGGCAGCGGTCCCATCACCATCTGGATCAACTCGCCCGGCGGGGACTGCATCGCAGCCAGTCAGATTTACACCATGCTGATGGACTACAAGGGCGATGTGACCGTAAAAGTGGACGGCATCGCGGCGTCTGCGGCATCGGTGGTCGCTATGGCGGGTACGAAGGTGCTGATGGCTCCTACCGCTCTGATGATGATCCATAACCCGGCAACGATGGCGTTCGGCGATCATGCGGACATGGAAAAGGCAATCGATATGCTCTCCGAAGTCAAGGAAAGCATCATCAACGCTTACGAGATCAAGACGGGGCTTACGCATACGCAACTCTCGCACATGATGGACGATACCACCTGGATGAACGCCAAGAAAGCCATCGAACTTGGATTTGCGGACGGTATCTTAACGGATGAAAAGCGCGAATCCGCAGCGACAGCCGAGGGTTACGAATTCGCCGCGTCAGCGGTGGAACGCTCCCTCATCAATAAGATTTCCGGCAAGGCGAAGGTCAAGCCGGAGAAGAAACCCGAAGGACGCCCGGTCGATGAACTGAGGGCGTCTCTTTACAAAAAACTGCTTTAAGCAAGGAGGATTTTACCATGACTATTACAGAGATGAGAAACAAGAGAGCCAAGCTGTGGAACACGATGGAAGGATTCCTCGATACCCACAGAAACGACATGGGCGTCCTTTCCGCAGAGGATGACGCCACCTACTCCAAGATGGAGCATGACCTGGACAGTCTCACCAACGAGATCAAGCGCATGGAGCGCAGGGACGCCATCGAAGCGGAACTGAGCAAGCCCGTGAACCAGCCGATCACCGAGGCTCCCGAAAGGGCTGCGTCCATCAAACCTGACAAGGTCGGCAGAGCATCCGATGCCTACAAGGAGGATTTTGACCGCCATCTTCGCGGCAAAATACTCGTTCACAATGTGCTGTCCGAGGGTACGGACGCTGACGGCGGCTACCTCGTGCCGGAAGATTTCGAGCGCGACATCGTGACCGCTCTTGAGGAAGAGAACGTGATCCGTTCCCTTGCCAAGGTCATCACCACACAGCATGAACGCAAGATTCCCGTTGCCACGGGACACTCTACCGCACAGTGGACTGCGGAGAACGCCGCGTACACCGAAAGCAATCCGACCTTCGGTCAGAAGCAGATCGATGCTTTCAAGCTGACTGACCTTTGCCGTGTGAGCGTGGAGCTTCTGCAGGATTCCGCATTCGACATCGAGGACTACCTCATGAAGGAATTTGCCAGAGCCTTCGGCATTGCCGAGGAGGAGGCGTTCTGCGTGGGTACCGGCACCAACCAGCCTACGGGTATCTTTACCGCAAGCGGCGGCACGGTCGGCGTTACGGCAGCGGCGAACAACGCCATCACTGCGGATGAGCTTATCAACCTCGTGTACGCGCTCAAGGCTCCGTACCGCAGGAACGCAAAGTTCCTCATGAACGATGCGACCATCTCCGCCATCCGCAAGCTGAAGGATCAGAACGGCGCATACCTGTGGCAGCCTTCGCTCCAGGCGGGTCAGCCCGACAGACTGCTCGGCTACGACCTTTACACCTCGCCTTATGTTCCGACTATGGCGGCGGGTGCGCTTACCGTGGCGTTCGGCGATTTCAAGAACTACTGGATCGGTGATCGCGCAGGGCGTACCGTGCAGAGACTCAACGAACTTTACGCTACCAACGGTCAGATCGGCTATGTGGCTACAGAGCGTGTGGACGGCAAGGTCATCCTGCCGGAGGGCATCCAGCTTCTGAAGATGAAGACGGCTTAAGGGAAAGGAGGCGGCGGTGATGGATACTCTGCTTGAGAAAGTAAAAGCAAATCTGATTCTTACGCATTCGGCGGATGATGAACTGCTGGAAGGCTACATTACTGCCGCCGTTTCCTATGCGGAAAGCTATCAGCACATTGCGGAGGGTTACTACTCGGAGAACGCCATGCCTGCGACCACGGAACAGGCGGTCATCATGCTGGCAAGCCACTTCTATGAGTCGAGGGACGGCTCCACGGGCGGTTTCTTCGCTGACAACACGAATGCGGCGCAGCAAGTATGGAACACGGTCAACCTCCTTCTTCGGCTCGACCGGGATTGGAAGGTGTGACTATGAGCTTCGGAAAGATGAATACCTTTATCTCTATCGTGGAAAAGCAGTTCACGCAGGACGATGAGGGCTTTAAGACGGAAACGGATGTGACCGTTGCGGAGGTACGCGCTTACCGGGAAGGTCGGCACGGCAGCGAGAAATGGGCAAATATGGCCACCTACTCGACCGCCACCGACCTTTTCCGTTTTCGCGTGATACCCGGCGTTACGGTCACCACGGAAATGAAGATACTCTGCAGCGGGCATACCTTTGAGATCACTTCCGTGGAGAATGTGAAAGGCAGAGGTATGTACCTTGAGGTGCTGGGGACGGAGGTGAAAAAGAGTGGCTAAAGCGACATGGAAAATGCCGGAGGAGTTTCTTATGAAGGTTTCCAGGCTTGCGGACAAAACTGACACCATCATTCCAAAGGTTCTGGAGGCGGGTGCTGAAGTCGTGGAAAACAGGGTGCGTTCCAACCTATCATCCGTTATCGGGACAGGTACGAAGGAGCCGTCACGTTCCACGGGGCAGCTTTTGTCCGCTCTCGGAACATCACCTGCCCTGCAGGACAGAAACGGCGATTTCAATGTGAAGGTCGGCTTTGCCGAACCGAGGTCTGACGGCGATAGCAATGCCAAGATAGCGACCGTTCTCGAATACGGCAAAAGCGGACAGCCTGCAAAGCCGTTTTTGAAGCCTGCGAAATCGGCATCGAGGAAGGCTTGCATTGATGCGATGAAGGCAAAACTGGAATCGGAGGTGAACGGCATATGAGCCTGTTATCTGAAATCAAGGCTGCGGTCACGGACTGCGGTCTTTCCGTGGAGACAGGCGTGTTTTCCGATGAGCCGCCGGATGAATATGTCGTGGTGACTCCGCTGGCAGACACCTATGAACTTCATGCGGACAATGCTCCCGGATATGAGACGCAGGAGGCGCGGCTCTCCCTGTTCTCCAAGGGAAATTATATGCAGCGTAAGAAGCAGCTTTGCAATGCGCTCCTTGCCGCTGATTTTACGGTCACGGACAGGCGGTACATCGGACACGAGGACGATACCGGCTTCCACCACTACGCCATTGACGTGGCGAAACTTTATGAAACGGAGGATTGAACAATATGGCTACAATCGGTCTTGATAAACTTTACTACTCCAAGATCACGGAGGATACAAACGGCAACGAAACCTATGCGACTCCCGTGTCCCTTGCCAAAGCAATGACTGCGGAACTTTCCGTGGAACTTGCGGAGGCTACACTCTATGCGGATGACGGCGCGGCGGAGGTCGTGAAAGAGTTCCAGAGCGGGACGCTCTCCCTCGGTGTGGACAATATCGGTCTTGCTGTGGCGGCAGACCTTACCGGGGCTGTCGTTGATGAGAACGGCGTACTTGTTTCCGCATCGGAGGATGGCGGCGATCCCGTAGCTATCGGTTTCCGTGCGAAGAAAGCGAACGGCAAGTACCGCTATTTCTGGCTCTACCGCGTGATCTTCGGCATTCCCGCCACGAACCTTACCACCAAGGGCGAGAGCATCGAGTTCTCCACACCTACCATTGAGGGTACGGTTTACCGCAGGAACAAGGTGGACGCTCTCGGCAAGCATCCGTGGAAAGCGGAGGTGTCCGAGGACGATACTGGCGTGACCGCAGAGACGATCACCGGCTGGTACACGAGCGTTTATGAGCCTTCCTATGAAGGACAGGGTTAAGGAGGTAACGCATTATGGATGAAAGAAGCGCATTTGTAAAAATCGGCGATCAGGAGTACGAAATGCTCCTCACCACAAAAGCGACAAAGGAAATCGCAGGACGCTACGGCGGTCTGGAGAACCTGGGCGATAAGCTGATGAAATCCGAGAACTTCGAGATGGCGCTCGATGAAATTGTGTGGCTCATTACGCTGCTCTGCAACCAGACCATTCTTGTGCACAACCTCAAGCATCCGGATGAGAAAAAGCCGGAACTGACTGCGGAGGAGGTTGAGCTTCTCACCTCGCCGATGGAACTGACGGACTACAAGGACGCCATCATGGAAGCTATGTACAGAGGTACAAAGCGCAACGTGGAAAGTGAGCCTGATCCAAAAAACGCGCAAGTCGGGTAAGTGACGAGGAGTTATTTACCCGGCTTTTATATTACGGCATCGGTCAGCTTCATCTTTCGCAGGATGAGTTCTGGCTGATGCCGTTCGGTCTGTTTATGGATTTGTGGGAATGCCATAAGCAGTACAACGGCATCTCGAAGCCGAAACAGAATCTCACGATTGACGATGTTATCCCATACGGAATCTGACGGGAAGGAGGTAAAGACGCATGGCTGACAATTTCGGTCTGAAGATCGGCGTGGAGGGCGAGAAGGAATTTAAGAAGGCTCTTGCCGATATCAACCAGTCGTTCAAGGTACTCGGCTCGGAAATGAAGCTGGTATCCTCTCAGTTTGATAAGAACGACAAATCCGTGCAGGCTCTTTCCGCGCGGAACAATGTGCTGAATAAGGAAATCGAAGCACAGAGACAGAAAATCGAGACGTTGCGTTCCGCTCTCCAGAATGCGTCAGATTCCTTTGGGGAGACAGACCGCAGGACGCAGAGCTGGCAGATTCAACTGAATAACGCAGAGGCCGCTCTCAACGATATGGAGCGGGAACTTAGCGACAATAACGCCGCTCTGGAAGAGGCTAATTCCAACTACGGAAGAGCCGAGGACGCACTTGAGGACATGAACCGCGAAATGGACGATGTGACCGACAGTGCGGACGATATGGGCGATGAAATCGATGACGCCGGGGACGCCGCCGAAAAGTCCGAGAGCAAATTCAAGGGGCTTGGGACCGTGCTGAAATCTGTCGGCGCGGCAATGGGCGCGGTCGTGGTGGCCGCCGGAGCAGCCGCGATAAAACTCGGCAAGGAAGTCATTTCTGCCTATGCGGATTATGAGCAGCTTGTCGGCGGTGTCGATACGCTGTTCAAGGATTCCTCGCAGAAGCTCCAGCAGTATGCGGCGAACGCATACAAAACGGCGGGTATGTCGGCAAACGACTACATGG